CGAATTATAGTGAGGCACATTTGCATGGTAATCAATTAGGTGAAACAAAGATGTGACTGATGCAGACCATTGTTCTTTAGTTTGCTCAAAATCTTTTTCGTATTTGATCCAATAGTTACGATCCAAATCACGATCTTCACTAAGCAAGTTGTATAGGTTACGAGAAGTTTTGATACGATCAAAGATGCCACGACCGTCTGACCAGGTTGGAATTGTTTTCTTAAGTGCATCCCTAAAGCGCCCAAGCATTGATGAAATGTTTCTACCCTTTGCGTTCCAGCCACTGACGTTATACATCCAACGGGTTTGATCATTACCATCAATGATGTTTTGTTTGGTAACCAGTTCGGTCTTGTAGTAATAATTAGAACGACCAATTTCTGATATAGTGTATTGTTCCAGGTTATTTCTAACCTGGTAATCCAGCATCTTACGAGTGGCGGCTGTGTCCTTGAAGCAGTAAGTGTAGCCATATACATAGTCATTCTCTTTGCCTTTAGGTGGCAGCCATGCTGCTACCCATACGCCTTCGTAGTGGTACATCACTGCATGGACAACGTACTCTACGTTGGGAATGTTACCGACAGGTAACCTGAATTCATGGTGCCTATCAGGAGCAGCTGATGCATTAATAGTATCAACTGCTTCTTGCTGCAACGATTCTCTTACAATATCCAATGGCATCAACTGTGGTGGATTGCCAAGTGGATATTTAGATTTCTTGGTAGTTGCTTTGGCTTGCTTGTCAGTACGTGCGAACTTCTTGAGTGTTGGATCGTAAGGAATAAGTTCGTTTTGAAGATTGGTCGGAAGACGAAATTCCATGGTGAGTTCAGGGTTAAGTTCGTAGTGTAAGCAGTTTAACGTCATGCTCAGGACGTGGTGTTAATCCTGATTAACAAACACAGGTTTAAACCACTGTTGCTTGCGTTGTTTGTGTTTGGGGCCATGGCATACTGTGTGCCAATGTCCACGACGCCAATGTGCTCGGACAGATCGTTTGTTATCTGGATCAACAGTATTGTCTTTGTATACAATTGTTTGTCGTACTTGCTTATAGTTTTTACCTAGCCAACGCATTTGGAATGGCTTATCTTTTTCACTAGAACCAAAGCCTTTGCCTTTTGTGGGTAGCTTAATGGTTTCTTCTGTCAAATACTTGGGCTCATACATATACATAAGTATCAGATTTTTCATGAACTTTTCCAGGATGTAATCTTCTTCCTTGGCTCCATCTTTTTCTGTAATAATTTCAGTCCATTGGTATGAACCATAACAAACAGTAGTTTCACTTATGTAAGTTACTTTCACACAGTCAGGAATACATGCAGCAAATGCTACATAAAAATTTAAATCAAAACCTTGGTAGTCAGGTAGTTTAGTTGTAAACTTGAAATCTTTTGGCAAAAGAAATATAAAGAACGGCAATGCATATTCAGGTGTTTCCATTGGCTTAACATCTGTATTTGCAAGCGCTTCTATTATGTTTTCATGCACGCAAATAGGTGGAGACAATGATGCAATAGCGCCTGTAACAACCAAGGCAGCATTCTCTTCTTGAGATAACTCTCGTGTCAATCCAAAGCTACCAATTTCCTTTTGGACTTCATGAATTACGTTATGAGCTATGTCAACTTTGTCAAGTATCTTTAACCAGTTTGGGTAACCTGAAGGTGACTTGTACTTTTGATAATGCATGGCAGCGCGGTGCCTCACTTTATCAATATCAAAAGCAGCATTAATACTTTTAAAGTCCATGGGTGTGCAATTGAATTAAAATGATGAGCAGTTTAACGTCATGCTCAGGACGTGGTGTTACCTTACACCATAGTCTTCATCATCATTGATGTCGTCATCAAATGCAATTGATTGTTGTGGTGAGAAAAACACTGGCAGGCGTTTGGCAAACCCTGTGCAGAGATATACCCTGCCCATGGGACCACGCACTGTAATATACCAGCGTTTGAATTCGATGGAGAATCCAATCATTCGTCGTTACCTAGATCAATGGGTTCCCACTCAAGCTGGCATGCGTCAAGATAACGGCAGAAGCCATCTTCATCAGTAGGGATGGTGTCATCACCCAAGAAGAAACTAGCTCGGCAAAGTGCCGGAGCGTACTCAGCAGGGCTTGAGTAAGTCGCTGCATAAATGCAACGCATGTTATCAACAATTGCTTCAACTGTGACATAGTCATCATCGATGATGGTTGATTCGATTGCAAGAACAGACATCAGTCAGACTCCACGAATGAATATGTTTTGGTGATGTAACACCGGTATTTAGTCCACATGCGTGCAGTGGTATACTCCGCAAGGAATCCGTCGTTGTCACAAAGGCGAGCTTCTGCCCGCAACTGTGCACACTTTGCAAGATTAATGCGATCAAATAGTGTGAGTGAATCCATGTTGAGTTGAAAGCAAGGTGGATGCTGGGACTTACACACCGTAGTGGTGATGCCCAGCTATTAGAACAGTTGAATGTTACGTTTGCTCAAGCCTGTGCCAGGGATACTGATAGATCCCCTGACACCAGAGCCACGAGCGTTGAGTGTAACCTGGAACGGACCAAGTTTAATTGACTTGGTATAAGACTTAACGCCGTGCTCAGTTATGTTAAAACCAGCGATTGTCTTGTCAAAGTTAATTGGTGATTTGTCTTTAGTCATCGAGTTGCTCCACTGCTTGGCTAAGCGGTTCGATAATGTTTGGATCTGTAATTTGTTGCTTTAGTAGTTTCAGTGCTGTCAACCCTTGCTCCTTCAAGCTCGGCGGTTTGGGGCGCCTAGCGGCGCGAAGTTCCTTCAAGCGAAAATGTGAGTCAGCAAACCATTTGCCTTTCATGGCAATGTATTCACAGCACGCCTCCAGTTCCTGGTCGGCGCTCCATTGGGCGGCTTGGGCGGCAATGTAGTCAACAAACTCACCATGGCTTGGAAGCCAACTGTGGCGCCACTGCTGCACCAGCTCCCACGGTGGGGTAATCGGATGTTGTTGGTTAGTCACTTGAGTTCCTCAGGCATGAGCATGCGTTGGTCATCTTCATCCATATTGGTCATTACAAATTTTTCTCCATCGGGGGTGACAAAACCCCCGATGAATTGAACACCTTGTTTATCAGCAGCTTCTTTCATCTTGGCAACGAGCTGCATGGCATGCAGACGTTGCATGTCAAGCGAGTCGGGAATGCGTGGTTTGTCGGACATCTGATGTGTGTTTTGCGGAATGAGTTAAGCAGGGTAAGTCTACCCTGGATGGCTAGTCCAAGGCAGACTTACAGATTCTCTTAATGTTTGGTTAGGAGTGAAGCTCCTGGTGCTGACGCCATGCAGCAATGTGCATTTCGTCTGCCGTCATCGGTGGTTCACCACAGGTTTCGTCATCGCTTGGTCCACCATCACAGTCAAGTTCGTTACTGAGCATTGGGATAATCTCATCTTCCAACATGCTGAGCATGCTGTGTGTGAGATGTTGATTCATCTCGTGACGTTTTGATTCACGATCAACAACATGTTGGAGGATCTCCAATGCACGTTGCACTTGGTAGTATTCGTTCTTAGTCCAATCAATCGTTGGATACTTCTGTGATTGTTCCATGGTTGAGTTGATGAGTGAATGGTGGGAGTAAATGGATATAACGTATGTACATCTAAGGATCCCCCCTGGTACTGAACAGCGGGGGGTTCGGGGGGTAGGCCAGTAGTTATCTGGCAATACCCTTTGTTCGCTATTCGCAAATAGCGAATGAGATATAAGTAAAACTTATATGTTGGTTAGGGATCAAGCATGATCCAGCCCGTGTAGTTACGACTGGTTCTGTCCACGCGTATCAATCCGTATTGCTCCAACCTTTCTAAGGCTGTGTAATAGTCTTGACGCCTGGTCTCTTGCATCGGAAGCTTTGGTACATAACAAGGTAAGTTCTTGTACTTCTTCCTGTGATTCAGAAAGTAGAACCAGATGTTGCGTTGGTTAATTGTCAGCCTGATCTTGGGATCAAGTTTGGGCAGGTCCAGTTGATTTGACATCAGCAGTAGTACGGACGTTCTTCGGGGTACGCTTTGGCGTACTCGTTGGAGAAGTTAACACACCATTGGGGCCATCCAAGGTTGTCCTTCTTGTCGCCGTACGTTTCGAGTGCGTATTCTTCGAGTGCGATTGCTTCGCGGATGGCTTGCTTCTTGGAGAAGATACAGATTGTTTTGATGGGCCAGCCTGATTCGTAATACCATCCGCCTTCTTCTGGTCCACCGTAATGCAAGGTGCATTCGTGGAGTGTGATCGTAGTTGGTTCTTTGTCTTCAAACTTGGTTGACCAGTTGTAACAACTGATCCAACGACGAGCTGATTCTGTTTTGGCAAATGGATTTGCAGTAGGCATTTGATGAAGTCTCCAATGAGTGTGACGGTGAGTGATACTAGGACAATACCCAGTAGCACTGGGTCTTCATCCCAGATTTGTTTAGTGGTAGTCATTGATTACATACCTCTCGTTGTAATGGTCACATGCGTAGCGTTCTTCATTTGATATCTCATCATTGAAAACGCCTGTCCAACCATCTTGTTCTGCTTCACGCATGGCTTCTTCCAATTCGTATATACGATCAGCCATTGCGTCAAGAGCATCGGCATTGCGTTGTTCATCAATGAAGTCAGGGTCTCTCATGGTGTGAATTGCAGTGGTGTGTTGAGCAGTTTAACGTCACCGAAGGTGGTAACACAATGCATTCCATTGAAAACAAAGGAACACATTGTGTCGCTACACTTCGTGTACTCAGGACGTGAGTGTTACCACTTAAGGTATGAGTAGTTAAATGTTTACGTTCCTCCAAGCAAGTCCTTTGTGGATGTTGGAGATCGTGTGGTAACTGACGTTGAACTTGGCAGCAATTGCTTCGTAAGCTTGTTGCCTAGAACCAAATGCTTTCATGAAACGTTCATCGGTCAGTATCAGTTTGATTTGACGTGCCTGCTGTGGTGTCAACTTACAGTTGCCAACGGGAGAGTGCTTACCTTTCAAAGAAAGATAAGATGTTTCCAGCTGCGCTGCAGTGGAATGCTGGGTCTCCTTAACAGCCATTACCTTTGGTGCTGGCGGTTGAAGCGGGGGTCTGGGGGTTGTATCAAGCCCTGTAGTTTTGATGGGGAATCCAAGAGTCACTGATGTTCCGTCTTTAACGACGGAGATAGTGACCTTGCCTTCCCTTGTAATCACACTGACGTGATCAGGGGCTTGAACGTCTAGTTGACTGAGTGCTTCCATGGTTTGAGTTGGTTGCTTGTATAGAGTACCTGGCACCTATCAGATGACAAGTACCAGGTGTGGTGTGGTCTGTTCTGTTGACGCTATCAGTTGGGTAGGAAGTCTGTACCGCTGAGAAGCTGGTTGATTGCCACGCAATTTTCAGCGATCTCATCTTTGGTACTGCCTTCCCAGTCGTCTGTTTGTTCTTCTACCACCTCTGCGCCAAGGTCTTCGAGTTGGTCGGAAAACTTACTCCAGTTTGGAGCTTCGCCCCAAACGTGGGCATAGCGACCGCTGCGATCAACGATCAGTGCGATGTGGATAGCCATGTTGTGTGGTGGTGTTAGGTGAGGTGATGTCGATGCCAAGTACGGCACCGACAGTGAGTGCAGAGATGATCATGGCAAAGGCTGCCACAATGATTGATCCACGGCGTGTCTCATGAGACGCACCGTAAGAATCAACGTGGAGAAATTTGCCTTTGCCGAGAGGAATAATTTGCTTCATGTCAGTTAGTTGCAAAGACCAAACGTACGCATGCGTATGCAGGAAGGATGTAACCTTCAGGAACTTCGTCATGCCATACTCCTTTGATCTCAATGTCTATACATCCGTTACTGTGTACGAGACGCACGGCATTAGCGCCGGTTGTACACCAAACGAGGTAAACAACATTGGTGTCAAACGACAGATAGTAATCTGCCGGACGAATGTCAAATTCTTCCAGTGCGTCTTGGATTTCTTGGTTGTCAATAGTAACTGGCATGGAATTGCGTTGGTAATGGGATACAGGATGTTGAGTCCTGTAGAAAACCTACCGCCGAAACGGAAGGTTAAGTACAGAAGTCAGTCTGCGTTCTGGCGTTCCCAACGTAGCAAATCTCGGTTGAGATTCACCTGGCGTTGGAGTACCACGCAGAACGGCATAAGATCTTGGAACTCACGCGCCCCATCTTGCCATTGGAAAAAGATTTCGAGTGCAGCTTGACGCTGCTGCTCAAGATCTTGGTCAATGACAGGTGCGTCTCGACGTGCAAGCAGGCGAGCGTCCTGCGTTAGCAACTGTTCAACAGCTTTAGGAGTCATGTGAATCCAAGTGGTGTGAATTGAATGCAGACGATGAGGTCTGCAGAAAAGGGCCGTAGCCCCTTAGTGCAAACGTCAGATGTTTGTCTTGTAGCCATTGCCTGCGCACCAGTCCATATGGAGCTGATGTGCAGTCTTGGGCCAATCATGTGTTAAACACTGTTTGGCAGTTGCTTTATCCAACTGATGAATAATGATGGGGCTGATAGCACCCATGCTTACCATCCAAATGGATACGCTGATTACGATGAATTTAGTTGGGCTCATGTTGCGTTAAGTTGAGCCACACTCAGTGTGTGGCAATAACTGGGCAGGGGTTTGCACCCTGCTTCCCGCTTTTACGGATCAGTCGTTTTCGTATTCACTACACGCTGTCCATATACGTTCTTCTTCACATTGGCGCATGTACTTGATGATTCCTTTGATCTCATCAAATGTTAAATGGCCGGTTGGATTGCGCATACCTGGAAACCACACTTCATACGTGGGTTCTTGCCCTGGATTGTTAGACGCCATTAGTCCTGAACCTTGCGGTCCGGTAACAATGGATATCTCACCAACCAAAGCATCAACGTAAACCAGGTGATAACCACCAGGTACGTTGCTATGTTGTTTCCAACCTGTAGTCAGATCCATGGATAACTCCATGTGTGCGGTGCCTATCTCCGCTGGAGGCAAGTGCTGGACCAGGGTTTGCACCTGGCCACCCGCTTTAACGGATCAACATCCAAGCATCTCGTCCACATAGGACTTGATGACCTGGAGGTGCTGCTCACCGAGAGTCTGGCTATGACCATGCTCCAAGAGATCAAGGATCTCAAGCATGATCTTGTCGCCTACTTCCTCGCGGGAAAGCAGCTTGGCGGGGTTGATAGTCACGGTGTTACTCCGTAGGTGAGCTTGGACTTACACTGCTAAAGTACAGCTGCCAAGGTCGTGACCGACCGCCGAGTTGTCTGCTGCGTTTAACGTCCAGCTCGACGACATCCCTGGTACCGCAAGGATAACCACAGTCTTTCCTGAACCCGAGGGTGGGGCGTGGCGCAGGTATTGTGGGCGCGATTACAGCAGTATCACATAACGGTAGTGTTATACCGTCATAGGTGTAAAGGGACAACAGCGGCGAGGGCTGCATAAACCCCTGGCTCTCACCAGGGGAAGAGGCAACCGTCAATCGACGTACGCAAGCTTGGCCTGAGCAACAGCTCGGCCATTCTTTACAGTAACGTAAACCTTATAAGTCACTTCATCTCCTGGGTCAGTGTGACCAAAGATGACGTAACCTTTAAGTTCAGCAAGCCATGCCTGCACGTTACCTTGTGGCAACTCACGAATCGGTACGCTAACCTTGCGGCCAGCTACCAATTGGTTCGCTGCATTCTCAAACCTTTGTATACGATCAGTCATTGAACTAACTTGCGGTGGAACTCTGCGTTGTACGGATGCGCAGCCCCCGATATACTTATCTACCCACCCGCCATTCTTTTTTTTCTCCCCACAATCCACTTCGGTTGGGATGTTGGAGAAGCGTCAGGAAAATCTGGTCCCTTTTTGGGTTCTATAGGGCCCCTTTTGTTTAAGTAAAAGTACAATTGTGTCATGTAAATAGGTATTTACCCCAAATATTCAGACAAAAAAGCCGGAGTTTTTGCCCCGGCCGATATTTAAAAGTCCTTATATTTCTAAGATTCCTTTTTACGCTTGTACGCGAGGGTTGCGTTCATTGCTTTTTTAAATGCTTCTTCGTCAGGTAACTCATATGCCAGTTCTTTTTTCGCTGAAGTTACAAAATCACGCACTTCAAGCGAGTCTTTACCTTCTTTTGCCATATCTACAGCCTTACCCTTAATGGCTTCAAGCGCTTCAACGCGTTTTTGGCGTACTCCGGCGTCCATCCCTGGTGCAAATAGGTTTATTTCCTTACTATAACGCCCTTACTTCTAAGATTTTAAACAATAGAATGTGAACAGGTAAAAATAACACCAATAAATTCAAATGGCTCTTTCTCCGGCTGACTTTTACGCCTACAGTCGCGCCACTGGGACTCCATACCCCGAAGATCCGGAAGAAAGAGCACGTGTTGCACCTGAAGTACTGCAGTTTCGCCGCAATCAACTTAAGGCACCTACCCAAGAAGAAGAACAAGGCTTCAATTTAACCAATGCTTTGGGTGTTGGAGCGGCATTGGCGGGTATTGCCGGTGGTGCGTTTGGATTGAATCGTGTTTTTGCGTCAAGAGGACGTGATGCTCGCACTGTAACGCCTGAACCACCCCTAACAGAAACAGTTGAACGGGGCCAACGGGCCGCGGCAGAGGTGGCGACGGGTGATTTTGGTGCGGTCGGCAGTTTGGTGCGTGATTTACCACCGCCCAGTAAACAAGTTTCAAATGTCAAGTTACCAGACCCCTGGTCAACGCAAGAAACTCCTGTTGCTACTCAACCGGTACAACAAACTTCTGAACAACCAAAAAAGTTTTCTCCCCGTGGGTATTTAGAGTCATCAGGAGCTGTTGCACCGGCCGAAGATCTTACTGAAATCCAACAAAACCAAAAGTCTTTTGTTCAACAACAAAGCGCGGAAGCTGTTGATACAGGTTTAGATCAAGTTGTTAATTCTGAAGTAACAATTCCCGAGCAGCGGCAGGTTAATGGGTTCAAAGCTTTTAGTCAACAAGCTGAACAAATTTCAACTGAAGCTTCTGCCCAGCGTGCTGCACAATTTGCAGCGCAACAAGCTTTATTGGCGCAAAAAAGTAAAGCACCAAAGAATGCCCGGATGCTCCAGGCGCTTGGACCTAAGAATGGATTGACACAAGAAGAAATCTTCCATCGTATTTCTGCATCAGCCAGTGATTACAAACCTGGTTCAATGCAGCCCTTAACTCAACTGGATGTTGCCGCCCTGCTAGACCCCTCTGTCCCAACTGAAAACGTTCAGGACCTCCTTGGAACCACATTAGCCGTACGTGGCGGACGTGTGGGTAGAAACCTTGATTATGAAGTCATGGCCGAAGGTGGGGGTATGACCGAACGCGCAAACGATGTGGATATTGTTGGTGAATTTGGCAGCGACGTGTACGCGTATAACCCCACTACTGGTCAATACGAAATTGACACTACAGCTGATCTTGAAGATTTAAATTTAAATCGTGGCCGTGGTACTGATTACGAAAACAACGCCGCAGACTATGGCGATGTTGAAGGTCCCGGTGGTTTCGTTTTATCCAAAGGGTTTAAAGAAAGAACCAAAAGTGGAACAACAACGGTACCGGGTAAAGTTTCGGAATCTCAGGGTATGGCGCCAGGCTCCTTGCGTCAAGAACGTGAAATTGATCGCGTATTACCTGCACGTGAAACTTTAGAAGGCGATCCTGCTGCAGGTTGGACACTTGATCCTCAAACTGGTAAGTTGCGTTTTATTGGCGCTGGCACACGACTTCAAGAAACGCGCACCAACGTTGCAGGTAAACCCATTCGTGTTGTTGATACGACAACCGGTCGGGTACGTCCTTTAGGTGCGTATCAAGGTCAAATTACGGTTGATGATCCTAGTTATGACCCAACTTCTGGCGGTAAACTTACCGGTCGATATCAACCAGCAACTGCTGAGCCTTCTACAGAAATTAACACTGCTCCAATTACGGAGTACATGGACGCAAAAGAACGCCTCATCCAAGACCAAAAAGGCAACTGGTGGGTTAATCAAGCAAAAACCAAAGTCGTTGGCGAAAAACCTTTGCGTGGTCTTGTTGGCAGTGACCCGTATCCCAGAAATCTTTCTTTAAATAGAGATGAGCTTAATGGTGTTCTAAGTAATGCTGCTGATATGTGGTCAGCGCAAGGAGGGGGTACTTCACTTGAAAGGCAGACGCATTTAATTCAAACTTTAGATGATTACTTAAAAACAGAAAAACAAGTTACGTTGTCTGTTCTGCAGCCAAATGAAAAAGGTTATTTGCCTTCTGCGGCTTTTGATTTTATCAACAACATTCAGCCCGGAATTAAAGAAACCAGTTTATATGTAAAACCGGCTAAGGTTAATTTTGACAATCGTCCTTTAATCAATCGCAAAACATCTCGCACAGGAGAAGTTCGAGATACGCCAATAATTGATCCTGCTTACGAAGAAATGGAAGCAGTTCCACTTCCTGGCAGCACCAAAATAAGCGGCGCTGGTGGAGTATCCGCGCAAGACGTAGACACAGAAACTTACGAAGGACCTGTCACTTTCTTTTCGGAACGCGGTGAAATGGCACCACAGCGTTTGCTTCCTGGAGCAGGGCGTCCCGAACCCGGAGAGCAAGGCTCTGTTTTGTCACGTCCGTATCTTGAAACTCAACCGGTTGGTTACCGCGTTAAATCCCCCGGTTCCTTTGCACGTACCCAAAATCCGTACACAGGCGCAGCTGCTGCTGCCATGGGACCGGCTTCTCGCGTAGATCTGGGCAACTATCAATACACACCACAACAATTGCGTTTCAATTTAGAACCGCAATCTTCTTCTCAATTAAATGAACGCAATCTCTTTGCATTGACGGCAAATTTAACTCCGGGCGGTCGTGTTTCCAGAGGTGCCTTACAACTTGGCACCGGCATGGGAGCAATCCCTGCAGGCCTTGGCAACTTATCTGAATCGCAGACAATTACACGCTATGGTGCGTCTGGGTCACAACTACAAGAAGTCGGTAATCGTTTGATGGCTCAAGCAGCATACAAGCGTGGGCTTCAACCAGGCCCTACTTCTGCCACTTCCCCGCCACAACAAGGTCCTTCCACTCCTCCAATGCAAGCACCTGCTCCTGTTTCTTCCGAACGACAAGCCCCGACAAGCACCGAAATGGCTGGTTACGCACGACGCAATGCGCCCATCCCAGAAGCAATTGACCCGGTGCAAGCACGCAATGATGCCGTCGCTCGTCACATTGGCAACTACATCTCAGCTGCTTCGCAGCGTATGGAAGGTCCCGCTTCTATTCAAGGTGTTAAACTCAAAGGAGTAGGACAAAACTCCCTTCGTCCTTATCAAACGCCATCTGAAGGGATGATTCAACAGTTAATGCGTGCCGCTTTACGTCGTTAATCATGGCTGAAAAAAAGAAAGATAAAAAGTGGATCCAAGGCGCTGACATCAAGGAAGGCGCCTTCACAGCTAAAGCCAAAAAGAAGGGTATTACTTCTGCTCAGCTCCAGGAGAACGTCCTTTCCAATCCGGATAAGTACGATGAGAAAACGGTTAAACAAGCACGGCTTCGCCAAACGTTGGTAGGATTAAAGAAGAAAAAAGACCAGAAGAAATCTGAGGGCTGATGGCAAAAGATGACAGGCTTGATCTAGGTCGTTACATTCAAAACCCATTTAATCGCCGTGGTGAAATTGCCAAGCGATTAAAATTTGACGACTTGTTTCGTTCCGAAGCGGAGACCGGTCAGTATCCCTGGAACCCATCAAGGTTTGGTCAACAGGATTTAATGCGTCGTGCCATGACGCGTAAAATTAATTTAAACCCGGATCTTGAATTTGTTGGTAATACACCGTTCTTTGATGACAATAGCGAAGTAACCGAAGCATATGACATGTTTGGCCTGGGACGGTTTAACCGCCCAGAAGATTATGACTTTGATGAAGGTCGAGCAAAAACTACACAACGCCCTCAGGACCAACCTGACTTCAATCCCCAATGGATTGAAGCATATAAACTCAGTCCAACATTAAATCCCGGCAAAGTGGCTAAGAATCCAATGCCACGGATGCGTAATCCGGATCCCAATGGATACTTAATGGCAATGGCAGAAAAACGTGCAGAAAACGAGGTTGAGGATAAACCATCAATCGCTCAACTTCTTGATCGTAAAGGCGTTATGAAATCAATGCCGGTCAAGGAGGAAGAGAAAGAAGGCGAAGATACTGCAAATAAAGAATCGGTAGAAACCAATACGTCTCCAGGCAAAACCTTAAATACATAAGCGTAAAATAGTTAGATAAGGTTTAAACATAATGCTGTCCGGACTAGGAAAACTTATTGGCAGCGCCACATCTCGCCAGGCGGCCCAAGCAGCCATCCCTGGCGCAGCAATGAACCTTGCTGTCGGCACATTAATGCAAGGCCCTGCAGCCGGTGCTGCATACGCGGCGGGTGATTTTCTGTTGAACTATCCGTTGGTTGGACTGGCACGGAAGTTCTTTCCAGGTACTCCTGGTGGCATGGCAACGATTAAAACAAAAACTGGACAGACCATTACCAAGGAACTTGGATACAGTCCTTCTGCGGTGGAGAATGCGGTTAACTTAACGGCATCCCTGGGTTCAATGCCTCTTGTTGACTTTGCAACGCAAGGTGCTCTTTACAACCAGGCGCAAACGGTACAGCCAACCAATATTTCACAAGAGCAACAGGTTTATCAACAAAACGTTCAACGCCAACAGGTGAATAATCTTGATCGTCAGGCGCTTGCTCGTGGTACTCAATACCAAATGCAAGGTTTGCCGCAAGGTTTTCACTACCCCGGCCTCACTCTTCCACCTGAAACCCTGGCACTGCTAAACAATACCTAACATGTTTAAACCTCCAAATCAAGGTTTTGTTTCTGGTTGGAAGACTGGCCTTAGGGCCATGAAGCAAACTGCGCCACAACGCTATGGTCAATCCACAGTTGTTGACAAGGATTTTAAAAAGCTGATACGTGATTCGCAAATTACAGCGAAAGAAACACCAGCAGCTTTCCTTGGCGCTTATACCGCACGTGTGTTGGGAGATGTTGCGAACCAGGAAACAAGAAGCCTTTGGTGGAGTGTAAACCATCCAATTGCATTAGTTGATAAGGCGAGTGCCGCATTAATAGATCCAAAAGATCAATTAAATCGTTATCAACGTGCCGCTATTGTTGGTTCTTTTGTTACACCTGCTTTTGCGCTCAGCGGTGCGTATGATCCCACTAACATTTCTGAGTTAGGTCGTCCGCAAGGTTACAAGCAAAACGTACCAAACCCAGACGATCCAACCAAATCCCTGGATCCCGCTACGGAATTATTTGAACGTTTCATGTTGGGTCGCCAGGGGCGGCCACTTGCATTTGATAAAGCAAGAGAAGAAGTTCCAGGTCTAACAAAAGAACGTTACACAAACTACATGAAGTTTATGTATAATGATCCGGCATTCCTTGGCTCAGTAAAAGTTACCTCTGAGAATCTACAAGGTGTGCCAGAAGCACGTGTCTTTGGTTATCCGGTTTCTATTCCAACTGTTACAACCGCAGTTGGTGGCGTTGTTGGTGCAAAGCTTGGCATGGCAACTGCCCCTAGACCACCGCAAGTTAAGCAACTTGAACTTCTGAGCGAGAAAGCGACCACTGTTGCGTCTACCCAAATGCCACGTAATATGACCCTCCGTGGCGTCACAGGAGGCCTAGCAGGGGCCGCCGCTGGAGCCATAGCCGGTGTACTTACCAATCAGGCCCTGGCCGCCAAACAACTTGATTCTCAACTTCCAATGTCTTAGTACAAGTACTGATAAAATTTAAACATAAAGATAAGTATACGAATGGCTGACGATAGAGTTAAAGCTTTTGGTGAACTGCGCAATGCGATTGCTGCAGGAGTAGATCCTGATCTAATTCGTGCTCTTGGCCCACGTGCAGCTACGCTTGCTACAGGAGCTGGCAACCGCACGACTCAACTGGCAGGCCAAGCTGGCCAAACCCTTAGCAGTTTAGATACACCTGAAAATCGCAATCGCATGCGTACTGCTGGTGGTATTGGCGCCACTGCACTTGGTGTTATCCCTGGTGCTATTGGAACAGCGCAACAGCAGGGTATTATTCCCGGTATTGCAAGTGCTGGCGCTGGTCTTGGGGCTGCAGCTTTGACGGCTCCCATCAGTAACGCAATGATGAAGAGCGGTAATATTGGTCTTAAGCTTGCCGGTTTTGGTCTTCAAGCACTTGCTCCCGCCGCTGCCCAAGCCGGTGTTTCCGGTATGTTTAGTGCTGGCGAAGCAGGCAAGCAAGGTGCAGGCGGTACAGATGTGTCGATCCCTGGCACTCCTGTTACTCCTGAAGTTCCGCTTTCGGATGCAGCGCGTGAACGAATGCAGCGAGATCGTGATCTTGCCTATGAGCAAAAGCGTACGCAAGTTCTTGGTCAAGCGCAACTTGGTCTTGATAAACAAGCATTGATGGATCAAAACAATGCCTTGGTAATGCTGCAAAAATCTTTACTTCCAATTCAAGAACGGACAATGCGTAATCAACTTGTTAATCAACAAGCTTTGATGAATACGCAGTCGGCTGCTTATCAACAACTAGGTCGTCAAGCTGGCATGTTTAAGCTTGCTGGACAAGGTATGGCAGAAGCTGGAGCCACTCTTCGCACTGCAATCAGCCAGAACCCTTACGCTGGATCCACGATTCAGGCTCCTTCCATTAGCTTTGGTTGATCATGACTAATTTCAATCTTGGGCTTAATGTACCACAATTAGCTGGTCAAACAAATACGCTACAAAAAGCAGCCAGCCTTTTTGGAGGTGAAGACGAAGACCTTGCTGGGTACGCAAAAAAATTAAAAGAAGCTGGTATTGAAGATCCAAGTACGCTGTTGCTGATTCGCGATCTTCAAAATAGAAATATGAGGGAGATTCCGCAACTTCTTGATCGCCAAAGTAAACTTAGATTAGAAGAAGCCAGGCAAGCGCAAAAACTTGGCAAAGAAAGTGTTGGCTATATGTCTATGATGAATCAAATTAACAACCTCCCTGGCACTATTGCATCTGCATTTGGTGGCGCAGGAGAACGTCAGTTAACGCAAGAACTGTACGGCAAAATTCCAGAAGTTGTTTCCGAAACTTACCGAACCTTCCCGCGCATGCAGATTCAACCAGTTGGTTTTTCGGCGCCATCTGCCAGGTATTTTAGTTAATTGCACAGTGTTGACTTAAAATAAAATGATATTGAGGTAGACATGGCAGCAACTGATTTCTGGTCTGGTGCAGGAGGTCCGCTCGTTTCGGCTGGCGTTGGTCTTATCGGACTGCCCTTTCAGATTGCTTCCCAAAGGCGCCAACAAGATATCACGCGTTCTGGTATCGAAGCCCAGCTTCGGGCACAAAACGCTGCCATAGAAAACAGCGCAATGCTTGGCAGGGAAGGTTGGTATGCGCAATTAGGTGAAAGCTTAGGCGCACGCAACTTTGGTCAAACGGCAGCCGATTTGGATTTTGGTCGCCAACTTAAAGCACAAGAATGGCAGCTTGGCCCTGGTGCAGAAAAAGAATCAGCCATTTTTTCTGATCGAGCGCGTCGTGGATTTGCTCTTCAGAATTTTATTGATGCACGCGAGCAAAGCCAAAGAGCAAATAGAGAAGCCCTAAAAGCTTCTTTGGCTGAAAAAGAAGCCGCTATGGCTGGTATGTTTGGTCGTATTGCTCCACGCGATGTGGGCACAATGTTCGTTTGATTGGCTATAATTAAACAAATTTCAGTTTTTATGGCGCCTTTCTCGGATTTTTTTGCCTACTCTTTATTTTATGAATCTCTTTGTAAAAACAAAGACGAGTTAAAGGAATACTGGGACGGCTGCGCTCAAATTTATCTCAATGGCCAATACCCTGTTTTTCAAGCAGGTTTACATTCAAATGACTTTACAGAACACTTGGAAATTTTACATGCTCGGCATTGGCAGGAAAATTCTTTAAATGTATTAGACGCAGGTTGCGGCGCTGGAGCGGTTACAAATTTTTTTGCCCAGAAACATCCGACTGCCTCTTTTACAGGTTTAAATGTTTCGCCTGAACAAATTAAAGAAGCTGAAAAAACGGCACCCGATAATGCTTCTTTTGTTTTAGGATCTTATGATTCAATGCCGTTTCATGATAACTCTTTTGATTTTATCTATTTTTATCAGAGCATTGGTTATCGGCCGCTTGTGCGTGTATTAGAAGAAGTCTATAGGATTTTAAAACCAGGCGGTAAACTTTTGATTTCTGATATTTGTTCTGTAGATGATCCCGATCTTCAGCAGACTCGTTGGATACGATACGTACAAGATACCTGGCACTACATGTGTTATCCAAGTTGGTATCATTTAGAAGCTGCAAAAGTTTTTGGTTTTAAATTACTTGATTGTAATCCAAATATGAATCCTGTTTTAGACTTTAGCCTTTGGATTGATCTTGTAGACAACAAAGGCTTGAGTGAGTACCATAACTATCAAGCACCTTATGCACCCATAAAAATAGCGGAGTTTCTTTACAAAAAAAATGAGTGATTCTCAAGAAAGGTTGCTGAATGATCGCAAAGTTGATTTCATAAACCAGCAAGTTGCGGCTGAAGATAAAGATGCCCTGGAATATTTACAATTGTTATCGCGTTGCGCTCGTATTGTTGATGATATTTTTGATGAACCCGAAACCATTTTACCCAACGATCTTCTTACAACAATTGAAATTTTGTTTGTCAGAATTCCTTCTAATTTGTTTTACATTAAACATCGTGACTTGTTGTTTTCACAACACTTAACCATGTGGAACGCCTGGGAGGCAAGCAATATTCTTTTCACAGGTGATGAAACAGATAAAATCTATGCTCATGTATTGCGTGATTACATAAATGAACTTTTGCCTCTTGTGGCGCTTTTGACACAAGGTCACGATAAAATGAAGGAAGTAAATGGCCTTATTCGTTCTTTGTTTAAAAAGGAACTAGGAGAATAACATGGGATTTTATGGCGGTGGCGGTACTACGGTTAATTATCAACCGCCGGTAATTGAGAAAGACAACACATTTCAACAATTGTTAGAGTTTCAACAAGGTAAAGAAACACGCGCAGAAGAACGCGCGGCGGCCGAAAAAAAGGAACGGGATGATGCAGCTGCCGCACGTAGAACCAGGGCTGCGCAGGCCTATTCAGGCTTTCGTTCTAGCATTCAAGACCAATTAAACCAGGGTTTAATTACGTTCAACGATGCCTCTGCTCAGCTTCAAGATTTCTATTCAAAAAATGATTTGGGAGCCCTTACTGAGGGCGGTCTAAACATTGGACAAGATATTGCAGATTTAAGCAACAAATATACAAAAGAAATTCGCCCTGGTCGGCTTGCCACTGGCATCACCTCTGCATATAAAGAGATGTATGGGCGTGAGGCAAAGGAAGAAGAAAAAGCAGCAGAGCTGGAGAAATTTAATCAGGGCTACTACAGTAGCGTCCAAGACCTTAAAGATTCCATTGCAAAGAGTCCTGAGTATCAAGAAAAATTTGAGACCAGTTATCTTGGGAATTACTACAAAACAATGTATGGCAAGCAGGCGACTGACGCTGCTGGCAAGAAAACAGGACAATATACGTTCAACTTTGACAAGAATCTTCTCCCCAGCTACGCAGACACAACTAAAGCAAGGGCTGGGGTCCAGCTGCCGAACTTTGCTGATAGCTTCACGGGGACTCCCAGTGAAATTGAAGAGAACCTACAAAACGTACGTGACACCCGCAAGTATCTTTACAGCGCTGGGTTGACCAATCTCCAAGGGGAGATTGACAAAGAAACTCAGAAGTTGAAAAATGAAAGCTCCAAGGAAGTTGCAAAAATTGGAGCTACTGGCAATGTATATTCCAGTCTTTTATCTGGTTTTTGGGGTTAAGTGTTTGTACAATTAACAAGTAACGGTTTATCCAATTAATGAAATGACCAGTAATCGTTGGTGGGAAACAGGCAACCAAGCCGATTATGACAGGTATGCTGGTGGTCAGCAAGCTATCAGAGACGCTTTTGCGCGTGGTGAAATTGATGAGGCTACACGCAACGCCTTACAGAAGCAACAAGCAGAACAGCAATTTGGCGCCAAATCTTTTGATATTGGCGAATTCGAGGGTCTGTTAGGACGTCTTGAAGCCTCTAAAGGTCGTCAGCAACGTCAAAAGTCTACTGAGGGCCGTCGTGACATTTACGCCCAAGGCCTGGCGCAAATGATGTCTAACTTCTAATTTTTTCTTGTAAACTATCTAAGCCATGACAAGCAGTGTGCCCCCTGGTCAAACAGATGTTGATGACTGGTTTGATCTAGACTTATACCGCCAGGCTGCTGGTGTGGCTTACGAATTTTCCAAGAAAAAAATGGAGACTGCTGGTGAACAAGAACGTGAAACCATCGGTAAGGGCGCAGAAGAACAACGTAGCTCTGCCGAACAAGGCCAGCAGTTCAAGCAACGCGACGAAGAGCGGGATTACGGGCAGGCCCAACGAGCTTATCGATATTGAGTTATTTGATTCATGGGTTGACAATCTCGATGCGTCAACTCAGGAAACATTTTGCTCTTTTGCTAGCAACAACTATTCCGTAGTCGAAGTCTACTTGTATGCCCGGTTCCTGCGGTATACAGGTAGCATTACTGCGTGTGAGCTTTGGGTCCAAAACAATTACCCCAAGGCTGATCATCGTCAAAAACTTCTGTACGAAATTGACGAGATGCAGGAGGATGTTCGCAAACTCCGTGAAGATGTTGAGAACGGCAATGTTAAACGTGATGCAGGTGTTGCCCGCATTGCGTCAATGCAAAAAGAAATCCGTGGTCATATCGAACAAATTGATCGATTTACTGGCATGAAAGATCGCAAGGGCCTGTTAATGGCTGGTGCCGATCGTGCCATTCGTGAACTTTTATCTGTCTTCAAGGACGATCCCATTGAGATTCCCCTGGAAGAAGCGACAATGAGTGTGTGGGCAAAAATGCAACTTGATGAATAACTGCCTTAAAATATTGAGGTGCAATACAACATTGTTAACAGATAACTGATTTAAATGGCTGGTAAAGTTCCTCCGCAGTTTCTTGCGCACCTTAAGAAAAAAGATGCGAAGAAAGAAGACGGCACTGAGATGTCGGACAAGGAAAAACGTAAGGCCGCTTTAGAAAAAGCACGTAAGTATCAAAAGCAAAAGGCCAAAAAACAAGAAGACAAAAAGTAAGGTAGTATTCAGTAATACTCTGAATTACTGCTGTGCCAAGCTATACGCATCTTGCTTACCGCCGCAATGCTCAAGCCGCCGCACGCAGACAGCAAATACGCAAGCCACGTAACGCAGAAGCACTGAAGAAAGCCCAGGAAGATTTTGGCTTCTTCTGTGAATACGTAGCAGATAAACCACCGGCTGCTCATCACCTCAACTGGCATCGACACTTCGTCACAGAGGAGGACAGCAGTTGCCTCATCAAGATCGCTGGTCCCAATGTGGATCTCCTGGCACCCAGGGGCTCCGCTAAGTCCACAGTGTTGGGTCTGCTTACGGCGTGGGCCATTGGCATCCATACGCACGCAGGGCTGCCACTGCAGATTCTGTATCTGTCCTACACCGTTGACATCGCTCGTTCCAAATCTTCCACCATCAAACGCATCATTGAAAGCAAACGATACCAAGAAGTTTTTCCTAAAGTTCGCCTTCTAAAGAACGCCACCAGTAATGAGTACTGGTCAATTGATCACAAGTTTGCTGGCATTGACGTAACAGGTGACGAACAGTTCACGCTTTGCGCAGCAGGCCTCAAGGGTTCGGTGACTTCCAAGCGTTCGCACTTGGTCATGATTGATGACGCCATCAAGTCAGCCGCAGATATTGCCAACCCTGACATCAGGAAACAGATGCAGGACAACTGGAATGCTGTGATCGCACCCACCATGTTTGAAGGTGCACGAGCGATCTGCCTTGGTACTCGCTTCAGACACGATGACATTCACTCCACAACATTCAATGAACAAAACAACTGGCAACAGATTATCCTTTCAGCAATTCAAAACAATCCCATCACTGGCGAAGAGGAATCGTATTGGCCAGACATGTGGTCATTGGATTACCTGAAGGAGAAAAAACGGCAGGCACCAATTGCTTTCTCGTTCCAGTACATGAATCAAATCGTTCGGCAGAACGAACTTTCGCTGGCTCCGGAGTTGATTGTAAAAGCGGAAATTGCAACGGAGTTTGACGCCCTTGGGGTTGGAGTTGACCTCTCCGCTGGCACTAAAGAGAAAAACGATTACACAGTTATGATTCTTGGTGGTCGCATTGGCGACCGCATTCATATCATTGATTACCGACGTATTCGCGTCATGGGTAACCTTGAAAAACTTGATGCCCTCAAGGAGTTGTTGAATGATTGGTCAGTGATTGCCAAAGACGAACAAAGCGGTTTGTATTACCCCAGCTATTCAACGTGCGACATTTGGAGTGAGGCCGTACAGTATCAGGCGTCCCTGGAGGCAGACTTCAAGCGTGTTTGCTTGAACAATGAAGGTCTCTACAATTTAATTTGGCATCCCGTTAAAGGTTTCAGGGCAGATAAGTTGGCCCGCTTCCGTGGCATTATGGGAATGTTTGAGGACCGCAAGATTATCTTCAATCGTTTTCGTAACTTCACCAATATGTTTGAAGAGCTTACCAACTTTGGCGTAAGTAGTCACGACGATACGGTTGATGCGTTGGTTTGGCTCGTTACCGGATTAGCAAGGAAGGGACAGTTACACCTCGATTACTGACTCTTAGAATATTAAAAAACCTTGGATTCGTGGGACCAGAATATTTAGCTATTGCTCTTACGGCAGTGATTTCAGCTGCGACAGGTGGCTCCTGGGCAATGAGCAAGCTTATGAGCCGCCTGGGTGAAAGACTTAATTCACAAAGCCGAAGGGTGGATCTCTTGGAAGACCAAGTCAACCGCATGCCACTGGACTACGTATTGAAGGTGGACTTCTTAAGGGAAATTCAAGAAATGCACAACAATTTTCGCGAGATCAATAATAAGCTTGATAAACTGATGGAAAAGCTTTTGACCAAATGAGTTACATCCTTGAAGTACAAGAGGACGAAAACGGAGATCAATACATTATTTTGCCCGACGAAGTAATCGAAGAGTTGGGTTGGCAAGAAGGCGATGTTTTGAATTGGGATGTACGCGGCGAAGGTATCGTAATTTCCAAGGTAAATGACGCTTCCGGTTACGAAGTTTTAGAGGACTAGAATAAGGGAAAACCAGATAGTCACATGTATTACGGCGGAGAATCTAACGTTCCAGGCGCTCCCGGTAATTTACTGGCCGGTGGAATTCCACTGCGCCAGTTGTTTAAAAATGCTCCCTCCGATATTCCTTTTACTCCGGGCATGCCAGGCATAGTTCGTCCTGGTACTAAACAAAAATTGAAAGACATTTTTCCGCATTCCCCCGGAGGGTACGGCGGTGAAGAGGGTGGTCCGCGCTATGGCACAACACCAGGGGGAATTGCAGGTAATTTTCTAGGAACACCCATTGCCTTTGGTTCCAGTAATTTCCCTGGCGCTATTGGTAATATTCAGGGAATGGCTGATGCTTATCAACTTGGTCAAGCAGTTCCACAACAGCCAATGCAGCAGCCTTATGGTGGCTCCCCAAACAGTCAGTTAACACCTGAAGAAAAAGCTAGACTTCTTCAGCGAGGCGCTCCACCGCCAACAGACTTTCGAGAGAAGTACTTCCCGAAAGCCGAATTACCCACTGGATTTCAATCCAAATTTGTTTCGTGAGGAAGCGCTATGAAAACTAAAAAACTTGTAAAGCAAGCGCTGCATAATCCAGAGCTTTATTCTTCTGCCGAACTGGTGTATTTTGGCAAATGGTTACACTTTAAGAAGCAAGCAAAAGCTGCTAAGATTGAGTCAAAGAAAAAGGAAAATAGTTAATGGCCGTCGACGCTAAGTCTAGACTCAAGGAAATTATTGACTCGTATCTTGAAAAAGACGGCGGGTCAATGATTGACACTGGCGTCGTAGCTTCACACCTGGCGCAGATGAAATTATTCGGTATCCGCCAGGGTGTCGAGTTTTTTCCTGTGCAGGATAACTTTGGCAATCAGCGCAAAGACTTTATTGATCGTGTAATTAAATACAACTCTCTTGACATCCGCTTCGATTCAATCTGGGATTATTCACTTTGTGATGGACAAGGTCTTTTTTACATCCGTCCAACTCAGAACAACTATCGTCTTTACTACTTTCGTAAGCACGAATATCGTAGCTATTACAACATTGATGGCGAGCTTGATGAAGTTGTAATCATCTACAGCTACAAGGTCAAGAACGGGTTTGGTTACCAGCAGGACATTGATTCCGCAAGCTTAAGTGGTCCGGCCACCATGGGACAGGGCGGTGCAAAGCGTTACATCCGCCTTTCAATCAAACGCAAAACGATTGAAGAAACACACTCGGAAGGCGAGCTGTCGTTTGATAGCAACTATCAAGCAAATTTTGGTAGAACAAAAACGTTCACAAATACGTTGGGCTTTATTCCTTGCGTAGAAATTTTCCACAACGTCAAGGGTTTCTCTACTGAAGGTGTCGGTGAATTTGAAGCGTTAGCCAATCACATCTGCACGCATGATGAAATGGTTCGCACCATGCGTAAGAACGTGCAGTTCTTTGGTAACCCTACGCTTCTTTCCTCCAGGCCCAAGACCGACCTAATGGAGGCCGGTGGTGAAAACGTTGTTCAGCGTCCTTCTATCGCAGCCAACTCTGGGTTTAGTGGCCCCAGTGGACTGAGTCAATCCCGCTTCAAGGCTGATCCTATTCACCGTGGTGTTGACGGTCAGATCAGAGTTCCACGCGTCATTGCAAACCTGGAACCAAACGACCGTGTTGGTTACATTGTTCCTGATGCCATCACTGGCGACCAGAATTCTTTTGCACGTCAGTACCGAGAAGAAATTCGCACTGCCCTGGGCGGCGTTGACGAACTGTCAATTTCTGCAGGCGTGACTGCAACTGAGTACAAGTCATTGTTTGGTCGTGTTTCTGCCACGTCCAAGAAAAAGGCAATTGCTATTTACACTTACGGTATTTGCCGTTGTTTTGAGTTGATTATCTACCAAGAAGAACGTCTGTTCAGGGAGACGCTTGCCGCTGCTGCAGGATTAGAAAAACCCCTGGATCTCCCGGAGGAATCTAGTGCGGAAGACTTGGCAGCGTACAACGATGCCATGAGTGCATTTGATGATCAAGTTAAGCAGTTGATGATGGCTTGCCTTCAAACGCAGCAGATCCCGCCCGGTGTTTCTGGTTTAATTCCAGATGGCGATGTGACCATGCAGTGGCGTTGGCTTGGCCCTGTGTATGAGGATTCCACTCAAGACATCCTGAACAACTCCATCGTGGTACGCAACTTACAGGAGTTAGGTGTTGATAGCATTGAGGCACTGAAATACCTCTTCCCGTCCAAGACGGATGAGGAACGGGCCGAGATGTTATCTGGGTTTCCGTTCAGAATGGTGAATGAATTGCAGGGTGCATACTCTCAATTTGCTCGCCTTGTGGGGGGAATGATGCAAACTCCCCATCCGCAATCACCGGATTTACCGATGGCTGCGGACCCGCGATTAGATTTAACACCCTATCTATATCGCACTTTAGAAGCTTTACAAAAGGAGATGAGTTATGCAGGACGCTACCGTCCAATCGATCCCACAGACGAGCCAAGCACCAGTGGCCGTCGCGCCGAGCAGCTACGTGGTGGCAGCACCGCAAGCAGCTCCGGCCAGCTACCAGGCTCCGGCTCCGGTGGCGTATCAGGTGGGTACCAGTTACCCCCAAGCGGTACCTCAGGCAGCCCCCAGCTACCAATCCAGCCCTACTCAGTACGCCCCCCAATCCCAACCGGCGGTGGACTCGGCGGGGAATCCCTGGGAATCGGCGTTCAACAAGGTGGTGAATCTGCTGAGCGCACCAGTCCAATCCCCGTTCCAGGGTCAACCCTCGCAGCCGACGACGGCGTATACCCCGGCCAATTACGGACAGTACAGCAGCCAAGCTACGCAACAATCGGCTCCGCAGACTTGGTCTCCCAACCAGGCATACTCGCCCAGCTATTCCCCAACCTCCTCCAATCAATCCTTGCAGGAGGCGGCAAGCCAAATGGCGGACCTCCTGGGAATGAGCCAGGACAGTCGGTACGTGATGGACGCGTTCGGGATCGAAGCTCCGGCAGTGCTGAACAACTACGCTCTAAACCTGGAGCAAATGCTGGACAGCGCCGTCGCGTGGGGAAACCGCGCCGCTGATACCATCAAGGGTTACGCTAATTTCGCTGTTAACGAGCATCAAGAGAATCTTGCCTACAACGAGATCCTTACCAATCCCGATGTTCTGAGCGATTACACGCTTAAGTTTTTTGGTCCTGAAGGTCCGTACCCTGTGTACGAAAACGAGCAGGAACTTGAGACACGCGGTTATCCGACTCAGTCGATTGGTCAGTTCCAAGCTGGCAACTTCCCTGCTCCTCCGACAGCTGCTGCTCCGCAAGCACCTGAGAATTTCTGGGGCACTTTTGGCGAGATGATGAATCGCGATCCCCAGAACGCCTGGCGCGTCCTGAACCAAGCTCAGCCTCAGACCGTTGCAAACAAACTGTTTGTAATGGAGTAAGCCATGCGTTCACTCCTTAAATACGGTGTACCTGCTGCCGCTGGCTTAGCCACGGGTGGGTACGCCCTTTCTCAAGGGGAAGATCCCGGTTCCGCAATTCTTGCTGGTACTGCGGGCGCCCTTGGTGGTGCGGCTGGTTTATTAGGCGCTCGTGCTCTTGCTGGTAAGTACTCAAGTGACGTTGCAAATTTAGCCAATACAGGCAAAACTGCAGCAGTGAAAAACTTGACAGCAGCCTCTCAAAATATTTACCCACCTATTACAACTTCGGCTAGAAATATTACGGCTGAACAAGCTGCACAAGCCGAAGCAGTAAATAAACTTCGCGCTCAACGCGCAGGCGAAAGTAAAAGAGCTGCTGCGCTCGGAGGCTTGGCAGGCGCCTTTCAAGGTATTCCTCAAGCAACTGAAGCTAATGTTTATTCAGGCCTCACGAAAGGTTTGGGCGCTCTTGCTGCTCCCGCCGCTGCTGCGGCTGCCGGTTTAGGTGGTGTTGCCCTTGGTGCCATTCCAGGCTCTCTTGGGGTCCCCGGATTCCAGCAAGGTGGGTCAGTTGATCCTGAGTCCTATGGATCTAGTAATTCCGCTGGTGCACGCACCAAAGCGTCCACACTGCAGTACATGTAATTAAATAAATTACGGGCTGCTAAAATTTGTGTTAGATAAGACACATGTGTCTTTATCTTTCACCCGATAAAAACACTAACACTGGAGGATAAACCAAGGTGTTTATTGATAGCTAGTTCAGATCCTGGTAGGTATTTCCTTTCAAGATTTGGTAAATAGCTCCGTGATTGCAATCAAACTTTTCGGCAATCTTCCGATAAGAAAGACCAGCCTCTTTTAAAGATTTGATTTTAACCACGTCGTCCGAAGAAAACTTTCTCAAAGAGTTTTTCGGCCTTCCTTTACTGGCAAAACCATTGTTTTTGTAACAACCGTTTTTCCAAGCCCTTGTTAAATTTTCTTGTTTGGTAACGATCTCAAGATTATCAAGTCGATTATTCCTCTTGTTATTATCTTTGTGATCGACTTGAAGGGAAAAGTTACTGGTTCCATGGGAACGCAGATCCAATCCCAAAAAAGCCACAGCCATCAAGACATGAAGATGAAAACGCTTCCTCTTCCCATCTACAAGAATTGAAACTCGGTTATAAACACTGGTTGTACTGATAGACAGCTCTCGAAAATATTCTTGATTATCGGGATCAAGACGTTTCTCAAAAGCCTTACCTTCCTCAGTTAAGTAAAGATTACCAAATCCGGGAACAAGCTTTGGTTCCATGTTGTTCATAAACAAGTTTCCAAAGCATAGCATGCCTCAACTGAACGCTCAACGTTGTCACCTCACCGAGTAATCGATGAGTGCAAACTGGATGAATTCAGGGAAGCCCTAACGTCAAGCCGAGGGTAATCCTGAGCCAAGCCAATCAAGAACGTGATTGGAAGGTGCAGAGACTACTGGGTGTAACACGATCTTGTTACGTAATACCAGAATTAGCGTCCGGCATCCCACAGGGATGAAGAGATAGTCCACCCCTCTAAGAAACTAGAGACCAGGAGAACGACTTTCCAAAGATTTTAGGTGCGGAACTTTATCGTCCCCACCCTGCGTACATCGCTGAGATGGCTGTGGAGCCCGTGGTTGTCCACGACTTCACACGTCAGCCTGGTCAAACTGTTCAGTTAGACCGCTACAAGTTCTGGGGTACCCCTGGTACTAAGGACAGCCGTGAGCGTATTGCTGACCAAACGATCGGTACCGCTAACAGCCGTAACATCACCAAAGAGAAAGTTCTGGTGGTGCTTAAGGAGTACACCGGTCCTGCGGATCCGGGCGACCCGACTCAGCCCAGCACATTCAAGATTGCTCGCGAAACACTGGTTACCGCTCAGCGCATGCTGCTGGATACCGGCAACCTGAATATGTTCCACCAGTCGATCGGTAGCCTGACGCTGCTTGACGACTATCGCCGCTGGCGTGACCGCGTGTTCATTGATGAACTCGCCAAAGCTGAAGCCAACGGTGCTGCTTCCACAACTCAAGGTGGTTACTACTTCGCTGGTAACAAGGTTAAGGATTCTTCCGGTCGTATTTCCTACACTGGTACTGAATACACCGCTGACCTGCAGCAGTTCCAGGTGCGTACCGACCTGCTGACCGTTGTTAAGGACTTGCGCAAGCGCAACGTTCCGACCTATGCTGATGGTCTGTATCGTTGTATTTGCGATCCCACGTTCATGATGCACCTGCGTCGTGACCCTGACTTCCGTGAGATCGCCCGTTACGCTGGTAATCCTGGTCAAGGCATGTACATGGGCAACCCCATGCTGCCTAACAACGCCAGCTTCTACCAAGGCCCCCAGGCCGGTCAAGCCTACTTCCTGGCTGGCGAACCTGTTATGCCTACTGGTGTGCAGTTTGAAG